GCCGTCTTGGTCCAACTTATGCTGCATATGCTGCACAAGCTTACCTTCGTAACGCTTCTCCAATTACGTTCGTTCGTCTTTTGGGCGATACTCACCCCGATGCGACCACTGCCAGTGTAAAAGCGGGCTGGTCTGTATCTGCCCCAAGCGCCACATGGGTTACCGGCTCGTCTGGCAACAACGGTGCGCCGGGTGCTTATGGTCTGTATATCGCAAACGGCTCTGAAGGGCAAGCATTAGCAGATGGAAAAACATACAAGGCTTCACTTGCTGCAATTCTTTATGTAAAGGAGGGCGCAATTGCTCTCAAGGGTAGGTGTGCAGGCGGCGGCGCAACATCAGGTGCTGCCGGTGAGGGCACAGAAGCAGTCGGCGTCTGGGTTCGTTCAGATGGTCCAGACAACCAATTCAAGCTTAAAGTTGCAAACACATACAACTCGGCAGGTTATGCCAACGATGCAGTCCGAAGCAGCAATGTTGAAGAAATTGCCTTTAACTTTACAAAGACCTCCAGACTTTATGTCAGAAAGGTTCTCAATACCAACCCAGTTCTTTGTAATAGCGCACTTACATCAACCACCGCTATGAAGTCTTACTTCTTGGGACCAACATTTGACAGGCACCTTGCTGAGATGCAAGACGGTCTAACGACAGCGGCTTCATCCACTTCCGGTGCCCCAGTCAACGGTCAGTTCGCCCTTCTGACGCCGCTTGGCGATGCAGCCGCATCTTGGGAAGCAAGTGCGACTCCCGCTATCTCACCTTGGGTTATTTCACAGCATAACGGCGACCCGTCTCTGTACAACACTCAGTCAAACGCAATGCTTGAGGGTACTACAACAATCGAAGATTTGGGTGTCGAAAAGCTATTCCGCTTTTATTCACTATATTCAGGCTCTTGGGAAAGCAGAAATCTCAAGATTTCAATTTATGACATTAAGGCTCCAACCGACGAGTTTAACCCCTATGGAACCTTCTCCGTTATGATTCGTAAGGCAGAAGATACCGACGCTGCACCGCAGATTGTTGAAAGATACTCTTCTTGTAACCTAAACCCAGCTTCTCCAAACTTCATTGCCAGAATGATTGGTGATATGGAGTCTATCTGGGATGATGACGATAAGAGATATGTAAACCACGGGCTTTATCCAAACCAGTCGCGGTTCGTTCGTGTTAAATTGGCAACTGCTGTTGAAGCAGGTTCCGCTGATGCACGCTTGTTGCCCTATGGCTTCCTTGGACCAGTTACTCATAAGCCTCTATTTGGCGAACACACCAACAGCGGGGCACCTAACACATGGTCCGTCCGCGCCCCAAGCGCACACAAGGCACACCCCAATGTTTTCGGTGGTGCATCCACTTTGGACGCCGACGATGCAGCTTACAACCCCAGCGGTGGCGAAACAAGTACCAACATCATTCAGCCTGCCAAGCACGCTAATATCGCCATGTGGGATGCAGACAACGACGGCACCTACACCGACGCTTCTGGTGACTTCGGTGAAAACAAATGTTACGCTGGTATTGGTACGACAGTCGCAGCAAACAAAAACTTTGAGGTTCTTCTGGTCCACCCAGAACTCGGCATGAGAGCGAACACCAAAGATACGACACTTTCCAGCCCGAAGGATGCTTTCTTCGGAATTGAAACGACTGAGTTTGGAAGTGATACAGTCTTTGATGATTCATACGGCGATATGGTCGGCTATGGAAAATACGGTATTGCGAGTACATCAGCAGACGCTTGCGCTCTTGACGACGACAGTATGTACCAGTTTATTTTCACTCTGGATGATATTCGTTATTCACCGGGCGATTATACCACAAGCACCGATGGAGGCTCAAACGCAGTCGCCACCCCGCCCAAGAACTTTGAATGGGTGCCGGGTTGCCATGCTATTCCGCCCATCACTGATGATGCTGATACGACCGCTACTTTCCCAGTCCCAACACGTCACTGTTCTTTGACAGCTTATTCTGCTGCGACTGGCGATAGCGCGGGCGTTCGTAACCCATACGCTGTTCTTGAAGCGGGCTGCGATGCATTCACACTTCCGCTGACTGGTGGACACGATGGTATTGACTTGCTTGAAGCTAACCCCTTCCAATACTCTAAATCGAACGACAACGCTAATCTGCCACAAGCAGGCGACGGCGCGATGGACCACTATGCCATCAACTCGGTTAAGAAGGCTATTGATTCAGTTTCGGACCCAGAGGTTGTTGAATACAACTTGATGGTGGCACCGGGTCTTGTTCATCCGTCCATTACCAACCACATGGTTGCTACATGTGAAAATCGCGGTGATGCGCTCGCCATCATTGATATCGAGGAAGATTACTGCCCACCGAATATTGCAGAAGGCAAGTCTGAAGCAGACCGTATGCCAGATGTTGACAAGGCGATTACTCAAATGAGAATGCGTTCCCTCAACTCAAGTTATGGTTGTGCGTTCTTCCCTTGGGTTCAAATTTCGGACAGCATGAGCGGACGTGTTCTTTGGGCACCTCCATCAGTTGCTGCCTTGGGAACAATGGCTTCTTCTTCTCGACGTTCTGAGCTTTGGTTCGCCCCCGCTGGATTCACCCGTGGTGGCTTGACAGACGGCGCGGCTGGTATCCCAGTCAACGGTGTTCGTCTGCGACTCAACTCCAAGGAGCGCGATAAGCTTTACGAAGCAAACATTAACCCGATTGCTCAATTCCCCGCAGAAGGAATTGTCATCTTCGGTCAGAAGACGCTTCAGATTACCCCATCTGCACTCGATAGAATCAATGTTCGTCGCTTGATGATTTACTTGAAGAAGGAAATCTCTCGTATGGCGAAGACCATTCTATTCGACCAGAATGTAAAGACCACATGGACTCGCTTTATTAGTAAGGCAGACCCATTCTTGGCTTCGGTTAAGGGTCGCTTCGGTCTGACAGAATATAAGATTGTTCTTGATGAAACGACGACTACACCGGACTTGATTGATAGAAATATCATGTACGCAAAGATTCTTCTCAAGCCTGCAAAGGCTATCGAGTACATTGCGATTGACTTCGTGATTACCGACAGTGGAGCATCTTTTGATGACTAAAGAATAAAATGGTGACGGGGGAGATTTTCTTCTCCCTCTAACTATTTAAACAAGAGGCTACTTCTTAGAGTGTGGCAAAAAGATATTAAAGGGAGAAAATTAAAAAATGGCATCAGGAACATTTTGGTCAGACGCATCACCGGGAGTACGCGACCCGAAAAGACAATTCAGGTGGGTTCTGTATAACGACAACATTCCAATGTATACGCTAAAGAAGGTTGCAAAGCCAAGCTTTACTGTGCAGGAGTCAACTCATAAGTACATTAACCACACTTTCTACTACCCCGGTCGGGTAGAGTGGAACACCATCGCTTTGACGTTGGCAGACCCAGTTGACCCAGATGGTGCAGCTACTATGGTCGATATTATTATGACAGGTGGATACTCACCAGCTATTGCTGAGGACCAGCTTAGTACAATGTCAAAGTCCAAGGCTACCAATGCACTCGGACGTGTTGAAATCCAGCAGATTGACTCGGACGGAAACGCAATTGAAACATGGGTTCTTTGGAACGCTTGGATTAAGGACGTAAAGTTTGGTGACCTTGATTATGATGGTGACGACCTTACGGATATCGAGATTGAACTTCGTTACGATTGGGCATATCTTGAGACTGATAAGGCTGGCGCTGGACCGACAGGCGGTTCTTCCTACTGGAACCCCGGTGGACCATAGGCACAATCGAATTACGTCTACAGGCTATAAAACTGAAAAAAATATTAACAAGAACTACTTATTAGTGTAAGATGCTAATGCATTTATGCACTCACAAACAAGAAATGAGGTGATTGATGAGTAGAAATGAAGACCGCCTTGGAGGGGGAAGTAAGAATATTAATCCTTCCTCTACGGCAGCAACACAAGCGGGTTCCGCAAATGCGGGTTCCGCTTCTTCGCCATCTCCGTTAGAATTTGTCCGACCAACTTCTTTGGTATCTCTCCCATCGGGTGGCAAATTTTATCCAGAAGGGCATC